TACCTGCACCGTAAGGTACTCGGTTAGCGGTTAAGCTAGTAAGTCCTGTACCACCGTTGGCTACTGCTACTGTGCCTGTGACATTGCTTGCTGTTCCTGTGGTGTTTTGGTTCAATGTGGGTACGTCAGCGGCTTGGATTGTGGACATAACCACATCTGTGCCATTGCCACGCAGATACGAACCACTGGTGACTGCGCCAGCCAATGCGTCCATTGCATCTTGGCGTGTTGTTGCCCCTGTACCGCCGTTTGCGATTGGCAAAGCCGTGCCTGACAACGAAACCGCCAATGTGCCGCTGCCTGTGATTGGCGAACCCGTGACCGACAAGAATGACGGAACGGACATTGCCACCGAAGTGACTGTTCCCGTGGTCGGTGTTGCCCAAGATGGTACGCCAGCCGCAAGCGTTAAGACCTGACCATTCGAGCCAGCAGCCAACATTGCAGTTGTGGCAGTTGCGCTTTGGTAAGGCAAAGAACCAGCAGCGCCGCCAGCAAGATTAGTCGCTGTGGTTGAACTTGTGGAGGTAGCCGCATTACCACCGATGGAAAGGGCTGATGCCGTGCCTGTAAGCCCTGTTCCTGCGCCTGTGAACTGCGTGTTGGCAGTGATGGTAGTCCCGGTGATTGCGGCTGCCGTAGAAGCCCCCACCGTTGTGCCGTTAATTGTGCCGCCAGTGACCGCTACCGCATTGGCGTTTTGGGTTGACATAGTGCCAAGCCCTGAAACTGCCGTATTTGCGATTGCAATTGAAGTGTTAGTGACAGATGTGACTTGGCCCGATGCGTTGGTCACAAATACGGGTACGCTTGACGCTGCGCCGTAAGTTCCAGCAGTTCCCACGGGGGTAATGCTGAATTGCGTACCTGCTAGGGTTAACCCTGTGCCAGCCGTGTAGGTGGATGCAACCGAGAAGTTTGACCAGTTATTTGCTGTTACGCCCAAAGTGCCGCCCGGTTGCGCTGTGCAAAACCAAGCCGAGCCGCTTTGTGTGCCTTCAACAACAAACACAATTGCGCCAATGAATTCTTCCCAAACATCAGCACCTACCGAGCGTGTCCATGCGCCAGCCGATGCGACATAAATGCCGTTATCTGCCGCATTGGTTTGGTTTTTTACCAATACCGTTTCACCAGCCACCAGCGTTACCGTGTCAATGGTCAAAAGCCCCGAAAGGGTTGTGATATTTGCCATTGACGCAACAGTGACGGGCGCTTTCCAACTCAAACCAGCAGCGTAATAGTCAACGTACTGTTTGTTCGCAATGTCAATCGCCCCACTAGGCGCAGCCACCACCGTTCCAGCGGTAAAAGCAGCCGTTGACGGGCTTGTCGCCCCAATGGTTGTGCTGTTAATCGTGCTGTTGGTGATGTTTAAGCCGGATTGGTCGGGCGAAATACTGGCATAAAAGGGCGTTCCCGCAGGGCCAATCAATGAGATTAACTCAAATCCGGGCGCAGGTTGAAACGTTCCCTGAACGGGGACAAAGTTAACCGTTGAGGTAACTGCGGTCTGATTGTTGGACATAGCGCCCCTCTTTTAACCCGCTTGTGCGGCAGTGATGTAGAGTGTATTTGTACCTGAACTAATTGCCTTCATGTAGAACGGCGCTTTAGGCGCAGCAATAATCAAAGGGTAATTCATTGCGGCTGGCAGAACGTAAGAACCGCTAGTGCCTGTGCTTGCCACGGTAGGGGTAGTTACTGTGTCAGAGTTAGAAAACTCCACAGCAGCAACGCCAGTTCCGGTATTAAGCAAGTGAACGTAATTGGCTTGGTCGTTGGTAGTGGCTTCTACTAAAAGCGCAGCACTTGCGGACGTTGTGAGATTTAGTGCGTATGTACGACCTGACACACGGATAACTGAGACGTTGACCATTTTTCAGTCCTTTGGAAGTTTGGTGAATTATAGACCCGCAAAGAGAAAAAGCCACCCCTTTTGAGAGTGGCTTTTCGTCATTCCTGCATGGAATTAAGAGGCAACTAAGCCTTTGTTTTTCAATGCAGTGATGATTGCGTTTACAGCAGTTGCGATTTCAGTGCCAGTGGCGCTGTTACCGATTGCAGCAATCGTTGCGGCTTGGGCAACAGGGGTTGCGCCGTGAAAGCCTACCAAATTGGTGGCAGCGCCACCGAGTAGGACACCACCGCTTGCATCACCATTGAAGATGTAGTTTGCGGTTACTGTGGTTGCTGGGCCGGGATTTGCCATGATATTTTCCTTTAAAAGTTTAAGAACGGGGGGCTTTTACACCCCCCTAGACCATTAGGCTGCTACTCGGCAAGCGAGTTCAGGGTACAGAGGAGCCCAGCCATACAGCACGTCAACACGGGTCGGAATCGAATCGTTGTTGATGGTGTATTGGCGAACGATACGCATTGACAAGCCAAGTTCTTTATCAGAAGAACGACCTGCAAACACGACACCGCTAGGCAACTCTAAGTCAGCGCAAGCCAAGGTGAATGCGTTTTTGTGCATCACGATGTTCTGTGCAGACACAGTTCCAGTGTTGTTGAATGGGGTAACAACAGCAGAAGCGCTGGTGGAAGCCAAGTTAACGTTTTGGAACTGTCCAGCGGTAATCACAGCAGGGCTAACGGTCACAGAAGTTGTGCCGGAAGTTGCCACGGTTACAGCAGCGGTCACAACAAAGTTACGCAACTTGTTGCTGCCGTAGGCTTGACGGTTCTGTGGGTTGACTGCATAGATTCCAGCAATCTGAATCACGTCACCTTGTTTCAAGCCAGCGGTTGCAGTGGCAGCGGTCAAGGCAATGGTGGAACTAGAAGCCCAACCAGTTGTCAAGAAGCCTGTTGCAGTAACGGTATTGCAAGACAAAGTTGCGGTTGCATAAGAACCGAAAGTTTGTGAAATAACGTTCTGATCCATGCGCCAGTTCATACCAGCCGAATCTTTACCCATCAGGCCATTGCTGTACTGAGAAGCGATTTTGTCGGATGGAACAAACAAACCTTTCAGGCTGTCAACGATGGTTGCGCCAGTGAACGGCTCAACGATGCAAGAACGGCGACCGTCACGAGGTGCGCCTTCGCTGTCCAAATATGCACCAGCAGTCAAGTAGGTGATAAGGCCAGTTGGAGGTGTTCCAGCAGTGCCAACGATGTTAGCAGTGTTGTTTTTCGCCATAGTCAGACCGTCAAAGTCAATCTTGTTGGCAATGGCAGCAATAGCGGGTTTCAAAACACGGTCGCTGAAAGAATCAAGCGAAAGGGTCAAGTCTTGGCTAGTGAACTGTGTGTCAACGTGGAATTGAGTGGACAGGGTTACAGGTACGCTTGTCTCGTTGAAATCTTCAACGTTCAAAGCAGGGCCAGTAGTACCGATGAAACGACCGGGTTTACGGACGTTCAGGGTTGCGCCGATTTTTGCACCAGTGACGGCAAATTGGTCGTCATAGTTGCGTTCGACTTCGCTCGAAAATGTCAATGAGTTCTCAAGAACCATTAACGCTTCATTGGTAATCATCGATACCGTCAGAAGATTGTTGGACATAATAAAATTTCCTTAAAAGAATGGGTTTACCGAATTCGCCCAGCCAATCTAGCGGCTCTCCAAGCCTGATATGAACCATGAAATTCACCGTCGCCAGTGAGGTTTACATCACGCCCGTTTGCCGCAGACCGAATAGGTGTAATCGGTGAGGGTGCTTTACTTTTCCCAACAACAGGCTTTATCTGAGGCTCAGTCTTTTCAAACTGCGCTTCCAGTCTCCCAATATGTCGCAAAGCGGATGTCAAGGTCATGCCTTGCAGTTTCGTAGCGATTTCAGGATTCTCAGCAAGATGGTACAAGATGCGTGGCCCGACTTCGCTTTCAAAGATTGCGTCCCGCACTTCGTTACTTACCGTAACGTCAGCAGACCCAACCATGTCATCAAAATCAGGAATCTCGCTTTTTGCTGCCTTAACCCGGTCGGCCCAAACATTTATTACTTTGTCCCGTTCGGCGGCTGCTTTCGCTTGCACTTCCTTTTGCTTTTCCTCATTCATTCGCTGGTCAACCCGGTAGTCCGTCAACGCCTTGGCGTATTCGTACATATCGGTAAACTGCTCCGGCAATGGTTCTTGGTCTGCTACTGGCTCGGCGCTAGGCGTTGCTTTGGCTTCCAAATCCCTTACCTTGGCTTCTAAAACTTCCCTTGCTTCCCGTTCCCGCTGGGCTTCTGCCCGTGCGGTTTCACGTTGCTTGGTAATTTCAGAGAACCGTCTTTCCAACTTAGGATTTTGTTTTCTATCCTCTGTTGCTGTCGCATCATCGCTTGCTTCAGTTGGCTCACTCCGGCTTTCCTCAACGGGGGTCGGCTCTGTTTTCACAGCCTCGACTACCTCCAAAGGTTCGGCTAAACCCATTCTTTTTGCATTAAATTCTGCTAAATTTTCACTTGTCACCACGTTAGCGGCAACTTTTGGTGCTTCTTGCACTTCAGACATGGATTACTCCAAGGATTTACCCAGTTGACCCAACTGGTAAGGTTTTGTGGTTTTTACCACACAATTCTGTCACCGTCAATTACTGCATCGGCATTTGTTGCTCTTGTGCCATAAACGGGTTCTGACCTTGGTCAATATCTTGCGCCGCAATCGTGGCATATTGGTTTTGGTCAAGATTGCGTTTGTCAATTTCCTGCATGAGACGGGTTGTATCCATGTGGTGCAGCAATAGTTCAACAATTGCGTCAATTTCGGTCTTGTTTTGGCTTGTAACGGCACGGGTGTTTTGGTCGTTGACTTTGACTTCTGCCATTGTCTCGGTGTTGTGCGCCCGTGAAGTAACGTCCATGAGTTTGCGTTTGGTAGCGCCTTCCTCTTTGATTTGGGCAACTTGACCACGGTTGTTGATTTCCAACTGCGCCGCTTGTAACTGCTGCTGCATCTCTTGCAGTTGCTTTTCCGATTGTGCCAAGCGCATTTGAATTTCGGGTGGAATGTCAGATTTCTCGTCAATGTTAGCCATTGGGTTCATGGATGCAAGGCGGTCTGCAATTACGTCTGCGCCGGGGAAATCCATATTTCGGAACACCAAGTCGCCAGCAATGTTGAAAAGTTCTTGGTTGCTGGTAAGCAAAGGCATCATGGCCTCGACTGCCTGTTGGCGCTTGGTTTGGAAACCGGGGCCAGTGTCCATCACTACATCGTATTCGCCCACGGTCACATCGTTTAAC